CGCTGAGACACCACTGCATGCTCAAGCACTCACTCCTACGGAAGAGGAGCTCTGGTTGACTGAACTAGAGATTGAAGTGACATTGATTGAGCTACAGGGTTTTTCCAGCTGGACAGAACAACAGATCAACGATTTTATGGAGGTTTACCCAGAAATCCGCGAGCTTATTCATCCCGACACACAGCCTGCTTTGGATGATTTTAAAATGTGTCCGCCAACTTCCAGCACTATCGAGACGGAGTGGAGTATGCTCATCTCTGACCAAGAGCAGATATGGACAGATGACGCGGCTCAGCGCCTAAAGCAAATGGTGAAGGATGACACGATGCTCTTGTTCTCTATTGGCGATCTTTTGGAAGGAATCCAGAAGCGCGCTATGCGATTTAACCGTAAAGTTGTTGAGCGTCTGAGGCGCGAGAGCGACGGATGGTTGGATCGTGTCAAAGCGTTTTGCGCCAATGTGGCCACGAAGGTGAAAGAACATCCTTACATTTCCGTTGGCCTCGCACTGGTGCCCATTTTGCTCATGGCTATTGGTCAGTACATGAAAGGAACTAAGAGTGTTGCTGTCGGGCCGCCACTTGATCATCGACATGAAGGACTTACTCGTGGGGAACGTACCCTGCATCGCCACGTTTGTCTTTGGTGTGATGAGATTTTTGAACACACTCATGTTATCAAGACTGTTCAGGAGTCGGTGCATTACCCCCAACTGTGTGGAAAATGTGATCGGGCTGGGACTGTTGTCCGATTTGGTGAGAGCGATGGGGAACCTGGATTTGAGATCCTGAGGGGACATAAGATGAAATTTGTTCCCTCCCAGTTCGCGACTGAACTTAGTGGTTCTGGTGATGTTCACACGCGCAAGAAAGAAGCCATGAGAACCGAACTTTCCGGGTCTGGTGACGTTCATACCAAGAGAAAGGAAACTCTTCACACGGAAAGTACTGGCTCTGGGGACCTTGCTACGAAGTTAACAACACTCGCCGCCATTCCAGCCACCCTCGGATACCTAGCCATTAAGAAGC